TATCCTGCAACTGTGCAGGAATATCAGCGTCATCAGCCAAGTCAAGCTCAAACTGAGTCTGCGCCTGAGGAACGCCATAATCAACAGTCAGGTCAAGGTTATTCTCCTTGATCGTTACCTTGCCAGTTGCAAGAAGCTCGTTCTTTGCAACACGAGTACGTGTTACAACCTGATCTGCAAGATTAAGACCATCATTGAAAACGTAGTCATAGAGTTCGTCATTCTGAACACCGCTTCTCATTAGCGCACGCATACGCTCGGACTGGTTGATCTTAACCTTGATTAGACCTTTCTCAATGCTGTGGGTGTCAACAGGGATCCTGAAAGTGGTCTGCGCTTCGCTATCAAAAGCGTGGAACTGTGCCATAACAGGGATCTGATACTGAGAAGCGATAGACTCCCAAGCGGCTACAAGGTTGTTAGTCTTTGTATCTACGAACAGGCTCTCGATCGGATCATTCGGTCTTGCGACATTCAGTCCGACATTCAGCCAGTCTTCTCTCGGAATAAATCCAAGAATGTTATTTTCCCATGAAATTCTCGGCATTTCTCATTCCTCCTTACTCTCTACACTCTTGTAACTGCGGGGTTTGTTTTGAATGTAAAGCCCTTCGCTTCAAGTGCTGTCTTGGCGGCAGGCGCAATACGAACAACATTGTGTGCGTAGTAAGTCTTGCCCTCAGTAACCGTGGTATCCTCAGTCAGTACATATTCGTTGCCGACCTTCTCATACCAACCTTCCTCAGCAGGATCATCGCCCGTCTGCGGAGTAACTGTATCATAAGTGTCGCTCGTGATCGGGAGTCTGTCTTCGTAAACAACTCCTTTGAGGACTACGGAACCCGGCATCGCTCCGTTGGTGACATCCACATCCTCATACGTAATTCCTTCTGCATTTGCATCGTTGGAAGGATAAACCGAACCCATCTTCCAGTATTTCTTGCCATCCTCGGTAGTAGTTGCCCCAGTAGTCGGGAACTGCCGAGTCTTTCTCTCACACTCTTCATGTGCGAGGAAATAGCCCGGGGCGTATACAACGCCCTGAATAGTAGCGCCGATAAAAGACATATCTTAGCCCTCCTTCTTAATTCCGTACATTTGTTCGTTGTACTTTTCTGCGAGCATCCGTGCTCGGCTCTTTGTAGCCTCCTGCCCTGCATGATTAGCAGGCGGGTTTGAAACATCAGCACCGACCGTTCCTGTTGTCTGCTTATAGTCCGACCAGTTTTCATCAATCGCTTTCAGTACGGCTTCCTCATCTTTCAGATTTCCGTCTTTGTCGACCTGAATCTTGTCGATCTCATCGTGTGACAGCTTAACAATCGCATCGAATCTCTTATCAGGAATACCCGACTTTTTCAGGATCGAACGAAAAGCCTTCTCCTTCTGCGCCCAAGCCTTTTCAGCCTTAACGCTTTCCTTGTAGTCCTTGTACTCCTTTTCAAGACTATCGTATTTCGCACGAAGATCACCTGAGCTTGTATCAGCTTTGAGTGCATCCAACTCCTTTTGCATGTCCTCCAGTGCTTTAACTGATTCCTCATACTTCTCAGCCGACTCTTTGTACTTTGCCACATCTGCTTTCAGGGCATCCACAGTCTCAACATGTGATGCGATGATCTCATCAATTTTGTCCTGCTCAATTCCCAGAGCGTTCAAAAATTTTCTTGTCAGTGCCATATTAAATCTCCTCTTCTTCGGTGGCGTTTCTTCGCCATTTGATTACAAAAACATAATACAAAAAATCGCCCTAAATGTCAAACACAAAATTTCGATGTAGGATCGTTCAGGATCGAAAAATCGCGCCTATACCATATATGCAATCATTTGTCAATACTATATTTATATATTTTATATATTTTTTTATTTTTTATATTTTTTTTGGATGTAGCATAAAAGGGTAAAATAAAAAAGTATATATATGTATAGGTATATAGAAACTATTTATAAATGTAGGATAATCGTACACAGTCGCGCCTGATCCTACATGAATCAGGGCAACAAAAATGCCTCTAAAAGGCTCTGTAAGCCCCATAGAGGCACTTTATGTCAGTAAATGATGAAATACTCAGCTTTTGAGATTTTCTTCCACAATGCGCCTATAATCATCCACATGATTCCTGACTGCATTTTCCAAGAACGGGCGTGGATGAGGATACCTGCTCGTTCCCATCTCCACATAAGGCGCATACTCTACATTCGTTCCGATGTAAGCGGTATCGCTCCCGTTATCAGTGTGGGAGATGCTGTTCCTGAGATTTCCAGTATCGACTGCGCCAAGTGAAGTGATTTCTAACTTCGCGTTGTTCTCTCCTGCCTGCCCGAGCATTTCAAGGACAGCAGGTAACTTCTCCTGCAATTCCTTCATGAACTCCTTGCTGTTATCGGTAAAATTAACGCTTGCCATCAGTAATACACCCCTTTCGTACTTAGCTTTTCCCTTCTCTGCCCCTCCAATCCTTCCACTCATCATAGGTCATATCGCCAAGTTTTTCATTTTGCGACAGATCAAAGTCGGATACCTGCTTATCATAGCCATCGAATGTAGTTATCATCGTGCAACGACAGTTATACACCATAGCAGGATCGGCATCAGGATCGCCCGGAAACATGATCTCGTATCCATCGACTTCAAAAGGATCGTCAATTTCCTGCCTCTGACCGTCAAGGTCTATGTGCTCATGTCGAGTACGGTTATCAAGAGTCGCAAGCCATTGTTTCTTTTGGTGAATACCCATATCAGCCGCCCTGTGGTAGGCGTCGATTCGCCCTCCGTTCTGAACGCTTGTAGTCATAGTCCTCGCATTCCTGATAGATGCGTGGTAATTCATATCGGTGACATCGCGCATCCTCCCTGCGATTTTAGATATGGACTCGCCTTGTAAAATCCCCTGCAACATAGCGGATTGAATCTTCTGCTCGTTCCACTTCTTTAACTCGCCTGCCTTAATCTTCTTTCTTGTTGCCTCTGACATAGCAGGTAGCATCTTAGGCTTGTCACGAAAAATGCGCTCTACTGTCTGCCTGTCATAGAGTGTGTATGAGGTGTCCAATAAACTGGACTGCTCTACCTGAAACGTGGCATAATTGTGATTAATGGCATACACCTCTGGCATATACCCTTTCGTAATACTCTGCGCGATTTCCTGCGTGTGAACCAAGTTCTCCGCAAGGGATGATCGCATTTCTTCCCATCGCTGTCCTATCGCGATTTGACCTACACGCCATTTGTCATAATCGCTCTGCGACATAAGTCCGTCCTGAACCTTCTTTCGGTTGACCGCATCCTTTTCGGCGAATTTGTCAAGATGTTTTTTCAGCTTCGCTTCGACTTCCTTTTCCGCCTGCTTGTATTCCTTGCGAATCCGCTTTTCCATCTTATTCAGGATCGCATCAGTTTCTTTCTGTCCAATATCGTCTTTTATTGTCATACGCTATTCTCATCCTCAGCATCGTCTAACGGTGTGATATCATTTGCATCAATCTCTTTTATCATGTCCTCATACTTGTCACCATCACCGAAAATATTCAGGAGCTTTTCTGTGACATAGGATGGTTCAAGATACGACGCGCCCAAGAGTAAAACCTGCGCCTCCTCCTGCCTGTTGACAATCATGGATCGTGTGAAGGTAGGCTTGTCGTTGATTCCCGCAAGTTTAAGGATTGACTGCACAAACTTGATTACGCAGAACTCGTACTGATCGGTTTTTCCGTTTAATGGTTCGTAAGCCGCCTGAATCTGAGTAGCTGTGATGGCACCATTTGCGATATTCTTCGTGTCAAGTGCCATAGCGTCCTCATAAAGGTCTGATCTCAGGCGATCCAACAATGCGTCCCTGCCATTAAACGGAGCTTCTATGTTCTGTGCCTCAGCCCTTGCCCCGTCATCCTCAACAACTGCCGCATGCAGTGTTTTCATGCGATGGACGAACTTCGCAAGGTCCATATCGTCCATGCCTCCTGCTCCCTGAATCGCCCAATATACATAGGATGCCTCGTCGATTGTATTAGCGAATCCTGACTTTACAAGGTCATAACAGTCGATAGCCTCTCTCAATCCCTCAAACTCGCTCTTGTGGCTCTTATTCGCCCACATAGGAACGATAGGAAAGCCCTCATAGTTTTCTCCTTCATGAACCTCGTCGCCATACGCCTCTGAATGAGTGATCTTTACTTTGTATGCACGTTTCGGTGTCAAAACTTCACCCTCTTTGCCTGCGCGCCAAATGTAGTTGGTGTATCCGTCAAGCTCATAGAGTGTCGCACGCAGAGGCTTTGTAGGATCAATCTGCCAAAAGCGGACTCCTGCCTTCAATGAACCATCCTCCTCGTCCCACAATGGCGCGAACTCAGTCAATCCGAACACATCGAGATGGTCATAATTCCAGAAGCCGAAAGACACCTTCTCAACAAGCGCCTTCTCTCCTGCTTCCTGCAACTGATCGTCAAAATCCTCACCCAATCTTGCGCCTGTGTCCTCATTCTGCCACTGAACACCGTTCGATAGCAGGTATTGATTTTGGTGTGTAACGAATCGGTAAAAAAAGTTACTCCTGATTTTGTAATTCGCCGCATAGTTATCAGGAACCGCCTTTCCCGAAACTGTATACAACAGCTTCTGATACTCCATAATGGTGACGTTCCTGAAATTATAATACTCCTGCGCCGTAAGTGCCATTTCGTAGTCACTCGAACTCTTGTGCGCGCTTATCACGCTTCTGACGAATTCCATCTTCTCTGTGTCGCTCTGCGCGATCTCCAAGAAATCTTGATATGTGTACATACTCATCTACATAACCTCCGTTTACATCATGAATGGGTTGTATACTTGCTCATCCTCCTGAGCCTGCTGTTCTCCCTTACTATACAACAAACGGCAGATACTCGCAAGGGAATCGGGACAATCATCATGCTCTGCATCTTCGTTGTAGTCCAGTATTTGTTGGATATAATCTTTATCAGTGCCGTCTACAAATACTATATCCTTCCACGCGCCTTTCAGGTATGTGGTGATCTTGACGAACTTGTTCATTGACTCTGCATAATTGACAGCTCGTTCTCCGCGCTTTCTCAGCTCCTTTTTCAGATAGCCTTTGTCTGCATTCGACTCACACCATATCTTCCCTGCATTAAACGATTTTCGGATCGCGATGATCTGATCCATGCAGTCGTCCACATGCTTTCGCCAAGTTTTGCCAAGGACATAAATATGTCCCTCCCACTTCTTTGCGATTGTAAATGCTGTCCAGTCTTCGCCACCATAAGCGGCATCAATGTGGCAATACACAGCCTGTTGCAAGATTGCAGGATCGAAACCAACAGTCGGATTGTCAAAAATAACATCCTCACTCGCGATATGCCTCAGCTCATAGTTAGCGGCGAACAGCGATGGTAGCATTGATCCTTTGATCTTCTCCAACTGCTCCTGAGATATCAGCCCTGTGGAATAACAATCATACTTGGTGATATTGCTCATCAGACAGAATGCGTCCTCTTTATGCCAAGGCGTACCTGTGTTTATGAATCGCCCTCCACGATTCTTTATGTTCTGTAACTCCTGATATGCTATCTTGGTTCTATCGCGCTCTGCCTTTGAGATTCGATCATTTACGTTTACGATATCATCGGTAACAACGATATCTGCATGCTTACCAGTAATTGATGTGCCTATACCTAAGCCTACAAGCTGTTGCGTACCCGATATAGAAGTAGTCAGGTTTGTGCTTATTGCAGAACTGGAATCCGTGGTTAGAATCAGGTCTTTGTTGTATATGATCCTTACGATATCCTGCACGCACCCTGATTTCAAGATGTTGGAAGTTGTCCTGATAACCTCGCTAACATCACCTCCTGTTTTCCTGAAAAAGAGGACAGTTTCGTTTGGAGCTTCGATCATGTGCAACGAAAGAAAAAGGGCAAGAGTTGTCGTTTTGTAACTTCCTCTGTGCCCCTGCAAGGTTTGATCTTCGCTTTTATACAAGAAGCTCCGCAACCAATCATTATGTAGTTTTGTCAGGTCTTTGAATCCTACCCAGTGTCCGACTTTGATAGGATTCTCCCACAGCATTTTCAGGACTTCTTCTCGTGTAATCACTGCTGTTCCTCGCTCTTTCGCTCCTCAAAATACGACTGCATTTCACGAATGGTTTCATCGTCAGTTCGGGATACAGAAACCTCCTGCTTCTCAGCCTGTCCAAGGTACTGTTTCCCTAACCATATTGCCATTGTAACATTATGTTCTGCCATTCGCCACTGCGATCTTCGCAAACTTATTTTGCCGACAGTCCGCTTTTTGCCAAAAACTACCGCAAAACTCTCATGATATTCTCGTCCACACCACCGCTCGATTGTATCTTCTGAACAATTAAAGAAGCCTGCAATCTCTTCTTTTGTGCATTGCAGGGAACACAGTTTCTCAAACTGCTCCTTATCAATTTCAATTCGTGGTCTGCCCATCTTTTGCCCTCTCTTTGCATTTCCGATTATAGTCGATGACTGCTTCAATCAATGGCGCGTCTGAAAACTTTGTCAGTGCGGGTAAATCCTTATCAAAACAGTGACTTTCCCAATAAGGATGATCTGCATAAACAAATGTATGCGCCCTACTGAAACGCTCGTCCATCAACCACAACTCGCGCATTTCGCTATAATCTACACCTAACTGTTTTGCGATTTCAAAAAACTGAACGCATAACGATACCTTTGAGGCAAGCATAGTGTTTGACATATATTTTGTCAATTCTGCAGTGGTGCTATCAGTCAACGCAAACCGAAATCGTGCATCATAGATCTCCTGCAATAACTGCACAACTCTGTTACAATCTTCTCGATTTCCTCCAAGAATAGCAAAGTTATAATCAAAGGTCTTTTCGTTACAATGCTGGGTAGTACCATAAAACTCAGGGCAAAAAACAATTCGTTTTCCAGTCTTTTCCCTGAGTGATTCAGTCGATTTCGGGGGAACAGTCGAACGCAATACTATAATTTCCGCATCTGTTTCATTGATTGCCTGCTCTACCTGCGATAAATCACAACTTCCGTCAGGATTCATAGGTGTATCGACAGCAATAAAAGCAAAGTCATATTTCAGATTCTTTTTTTCGTTAAAACCCTTTGCAGGGTCGTATCTGTCAGGATTCAGTTTTGAATACTCCGAGTAAAGTTTGGAACCTATATTCCCACAGCCTACAATCAATATGTTCATAATCCCATTTCCCCTCTGTACCTTGCTCTTGCCATATCTATCTCCTTTTTACCATTCGGCTATACATGCAAAGGTAGTATATTTTGTACCCGCTTCCTCAACCTTTGCCGATATAGATGTGCTTACGATGTTCTCGAGCTTCCAACCTCTAACCTCAAAAGCCTCCTGAATCATTCGGAACAGAACATCGAGAGCCTCTTTCTCGGTCACGTTCTTGGTCGAATACTCCATAATCACACCGACCTTCGACCTGTCAGCGGGGAGTCCAACCCCGATAGTGGATACGATAAAATCTCCTTCGATATCGCTCGTAATGGTCGAATAAGCGGTCGGCAGGAGAGAACCTTCTGGTATGTGCTCAGCGATATTTTCGGGCTGTACCCAAACGTGCTCTGCCGGCAAGATGGAGGATAATCTAACCAGATTGTAGTTTCCTACTCCTGCTTCAATCAAGGCTTTATCAAAGCTCGGAAGCCCGTCTTTGGATACTCCGACTCCCTTGCTCATACAACATTCTTTTGCAATCATAACAGTCCCATTTCCTTTCTGCATCTAATTCTTTCTTTCCGACCTTCTTCGTTCACATCCCTGCACTCAGGTATCTTCCAACGCATTCTGTCGCCAAAATCATCCCTTACGAGATGTGCGCTTGTCCATTGAGGCAAAAGTGGAATATGCGGTTTTTCAAGTCGCCACTTATAATAACCGCTCGCCTCACCCTTTTTATTTGGTCTGTGACAAGTATGAATCAGGTTCGATGAAAAATCTCGGTACAAGTCAAATCCCTTTATATACAAGAGAATCCAAAAGATATCCTCAGTCACTTTTGGATCGGTATCAGAAAAGAAGTCCACAAGCACCTGAACACATTTTTTAGGGAAAACGATACCTCCAAAAAGGTTGTAGTCTTCACGCGCATAATCTATCATTCTCAGCTCATCGCGCCTCTTGTCGAACTGGCGCCCAATATTGCATATACCATTATTGTTGATCGCTCTTAAAAAAGCCAGTGCTGTTTCATAACTGGTATCCTGATACATGAACATGTCATCATCAATCAAAATAGTATAATCATACTTTAACCCGAATGATTTGAACAGAGTATATCGTGGAAGGAAGATTCCTTGCAGAGTCGGCGCACATATGATATCTGTAAACCTATCTGCATAAGGGATTTTGTCCTTATCTCCCTGCCAATATAGATATATGTCAGCGCCGTTGTAAAGGTCGTTTTTCAAAAAACATGAAATACATCTGTCCAATAAATATGCCCGATCTTCTGAGCTTGCGACAATAAAACAATAATCTCTCATCGCTTATTCTCCTTGTGTAATTGATGTGCTTTTTCGGTTATATCTCCTGAATCGCAAATCAGGTACTCGTCAAAGCCTCCCTTTTCTCCCTTGCCTTTTCGCGTCCTTATCCATTCACACGGAGGCAACGACTTGACTTTATCTGACTCCTTTATCCATTTGCGCCTGCCTCCCTTAGTGCATATTTCATGGACTGCCGCACTTCCCATATAACGATAGTTTTCATAACCGCTCACATAGGAATAAATCGACCATAGTGGATTGTCGAACAAATACTGAGTCCTCGGAATCGCCTTTATGATATTCGCCACATCCTGTCTGAGCATCATGCCTCCACCAGTATAAACGATGTTCTGCTTTTGCATTTTCTCAGATAAAGAAACCTTCTCGAGCATTCCTATCGTTTTGCGCCAATTTGACGATAAAATTCCGATATGCTTGTTCTGCATCAGGATATCTGCCATATTGTCATAATGCGTATATCCATCGACTGCGAACATGTCATCATCGAGAATGCACCATATGTCCGAAACAAATTTATCAAGCGCCATGCACCTTGCTAAATGTGGTCCAGTCATTTCATCAGTAACGATTATAGAATGCCTGTCGGGGAAAAGCCTTCGCAAATGTTCGGAAACTATCGCCTGATCTGTCTGAGGATATTTTTGTAGGACCAAAACTATATGCCAAGACTCGTAGCCACTCAGGGATGATATCAATTTCATCAGGTTTTGTAGCCTTCCACCCAATGAACAGATCAAAAAGGTCTTTTTCATCCTACTCCTCCATCCTGTCGCATATATCTCCTTCGCGAACAAACATAATGTGTCCGCACTTCTCACACACTACTTTGTAATACTTAGGCGGTGCGCCTGCGGTTGCCTTTTGCGCCGCCTTCGCTTCACTCAGAGCCTTCTCTGATGTCATCTGTACTTCCTGTGCCTGCTCCTGCGCCTGACGCTCTAAAAATTCCTGATACAGTTTTTCGCGTTCTTCCTCAGATATCTCATGTCCTTCTTCCTCTTCAAGGGCGGCGCTGAAATCCTCCGCACTCGGAATATCATCGAACGATACTGATGGAAAACCAAGCTCGGTAAAATCGAAATCAAGCTCAATGCTGTCAAGCTCGTGCAGTAATTCCTCGTTCACCCACTCGGAGAACTCAGAAATTTTATTGTCGGCTATTCGGTCTGCCTTAATCGCTTCTTCACTCGCATGGGTAACAATACAAGGAAGCTCCTGCATGCCAAGTCGGATCGCCGCAGTAAAGCGCGCATGTCCCTTTACGATAATGCCCTTCTCATCAATAACGAGCGGAACATTAAACCCGACCTTAGGAATCACTTTGCACAGCAGGTCTACTGTTTTTGCGTTTTTTCTCGGGTTCCTGATATAAGGTTTGATCTCCGAGATTTTCTTCATCACAATCTTGTCTTCTACCATAATCGCGCTCATGATTCCTGATCCTCCTTATTGTACAAAAATGTTGTGTATTCCTCGCGCTCCTCCACAGAGTCGTCCTCATAGTTGTCAATGATCCCTACAACCTGCTCCTGCATAGCATAGCCGAGATCGGTCCTCAGAGCCTCACAGAAGCTCTGTATGACTTCATTCAGTATATTCTGCATAGTAGGGCTGTTTCCTCCAAAATCGGCATTACAGAAGTCTGTCTGAGAATTCGTAATTACGTTGTTGAATACCTCCTGATAGTATTCAAGCTCTTTCCTATCCCTGCTTCTTAGGTTCTCTTTGTTATAGATTGCGGGGTTAAAGTACGTCATTTGCTCTCCTCCTCCTCATATTTCTTTAATTCTTCCACTTGTTTTTCAGAATACGCCGCCCTGCTATACTGATTCCCTTCATAGAGTTTGGCATAGCCTGTGATATATTTCAAGCGTACAAGCTCCTCGGCTTCAAGTCCGAGATTGTTGCACACTTCAAGATCACTCGCGCCATTCAAAAGCATTTCCATTACGATATTCGACATGCCTGTGACAGAGTGCTTCCCTCTCGCACGATTATGCCTGATAGTGGAAGCCATGCGGTCATTCATGGTCTTGCCTTTGAGAACCACGCATGGCAGTTTCCCCTCGCACATAGCATAGATGTCTTTGTATCGCCTCATGATCGAATATCGATGGAAGCCGTCAACAATCACATAGCGATCCTTCTTCTCATCATAAATCGTTACAACAGGCTGAGTGTAGCCATCCTTTTTCACACTTACATACAGCAACTTCATTTCCTGAGTGGCAACCGAATTCGGGTTGTAGTCATTTGCATGCACCTTCTCAATCGGTATCCACTCAACATCATTGATAGGTTGATCCTTAATCATTCTGTTTCGCCTCCATATACTTCTTAAACTTCTCAGCATCTTTGTTCTTGTATTTTCCATTCAGCCTGCCCTTAGAATAAACCTGATACTGATGGTTTTGGTTTACAGTGCCACAGGTGTCATTCAGAATCGCCTCTTTTACATGGATCTTGTACCAGTCATCGCCCTCCTGCCCTTTCCAACGTGTCAAGTAAATGCTTCTATCTTCCACAGGTACTATGGTCTGCAACAGATAATCTCTGTACTCTTTCCAATCCCTGAACGCGAACGGAAGTGTCCTCGGGATAATCCCTCCCTCATCAAAGCCATGGTTGAAAGTAGAAACGCCTGGCACTCTTGCACAGAATCGGTTGTAGGTATCCTTCTCAAACTCCTGCAACAGCTCTATGGCATGCCATGATGTTTCATGAATCAGTGCTGAAACACGCATGTCCTTTTTCTGCACTCCCCACCGATACATCAGGTCATAAACCTTGTTGTATTCCCAGTGATTATTCGCGATTGCTGTCCACACATCATCATCAGAGAAGTCATATATGGGCCAAAACTTTCGGGTAGTACCTATCTCTTTCGTGCACCATGTTATCCCGTGCCACTTTCCTGAGGAACCAGTAATACTCATCCTTCGCCTCGGACTTTCGGTCATTCGCATACCAACGAGAACAGCGCACTGCTTATCAGTAATAGCGGCAGGTAACTGTCTTATGAGTGTATAGAACGCATTATCCCTGCCTTGATCCTTGATATCTATGGGACTCTCCGTAATGGCGATATCGGATTGCGGGTGTATCCATTTGTCTTTCTGCGATATATCCCACAGCTTCAAAGTCTTGTTCTTTTGCGACAGGTTATTTGGAAAGTCGAATGGTATCTGATACCAGTATGGCTCTACCTCAGGCATTCGCATGACCTTTTCCATGTAGTCCACAGTATGTTGCCACTCAGCCTCCTGATCCAACCAAAAGACTTTCAGCGGTAGCCGACCTCGTTCGCGCGCGACTCTCAGTGCAAGATTGAACAGAACCGTGCTGTCCTTGCCTCCTGACATGCAAACGACGATATCCTCATGAGTATCAAACAGCATATTTATTCGTGATAAAGCCTCATCAAACACTGTTGTTTCTTTGTAAATCATGGGTTTTTACCTCTTTCTCGGTTAAAATCAAGGTTATTATACAGTTTACTGCTCTTAATGTCAACACAAACTGCCTTTTAAGCCCTCTCTGTGGCTTTTTAAGGCAGTTTGCGCGTCTTTATTATGAATTTATCGACTAATATATCAAATCGGCTCAAATCGCCTTACAGCGAGTCCTCGGTGCCCTTATATATGGCTGTAATATCTTCCCATAGCACTTCTTGCAGATATCGAGCCTGCCTATGGTTCGGTGTCCTCCCTTGCTATCGTACAAAACCTGCGCCTTAATATGGATCGTGTTCCATGATCCTATATGCCTGTTGCATACATCGCAATTAAAACCTAACCCTTCGTCCTTTTTACATCTCATCAGTTCTTCTCCTCCATATTGCGTTCACATACCTGCATGAATGGCATTTCATTTCTATCTTCGGGATCTCGGTAGCGGGGTGTATCTCCTCTACTACCTTGAACAGCTTGTGTCCGCAGTTCCCGCACCTGCACCAACCCTCTGTATCAATTCTTGCTCTTGTCATTTGTCAGCACCTCCCTGATATGGTCTTCGTTCTTGTTCATGATCTTGTCTGCCTGAATAAAGATAGCGTTCTTCCCGAGAACCTGCGTTGTCAGCTCGTTGATTTCATTGTCGCTCAATGCCTGCTTCAAGGATGTTCCGTACCCGTTTCTGTAAGTTCCTCCCGGCACCTTGCTATACCAATCGAATCCTATCACTCGGAAGAATGCAGGATGCGTAAGCGGGAAGCTGATCCTTTTCAGATCGATGGGCTTGTCGCTTGATTTGATCTTGATTATAAGCATGTCAGTATTCGGTCTGTTGTAGGTCTGGCATGCATAAAGATTGAATTTGTATCCCTGCTTTTCAAGGGCGATGATAGCGGAAAGAAGTTTCTGTCCATTCTCGATGATCTCCTCGGATGATACATGGCAATTAACTGTCATATCGTAGTAGACATCGATAACCTTACATTTGATCGGCTTCATCGTCATATTTATCATGCAATTCGGCACACCCTTTAATGCAAGAGGGACTATCGGGGCAAATCCGTAGATTTGATTATTGAAAGCGATTCGTCCTGATTCTCCTTTCACATTCGCCTTGATAGAAGCCTGCAACTTGTCAACTGTTGGCTGATATCCATCCCTCAGGAGCGTCAGTGCCTCGTCATAAGAATCGACTCCGTCCCATGACTTAGATCGCTCTCGCTGTGTTTCGTCCTTGAAATCCCTGTCAGTCTTTGTCCTGATCCTGCAATCATGCACTACTTCCAAGGCTGAGTCATATCGTTCGATATTCACCTTGTAGTCCCTGTGGTATGAAAGCTGTATTGTTTTCTTAGTTAATGTGCTCATGGCATCCTCCTTTTTTGTGCGAACTATTTCTACTGTCATTATCGTATCATACAGTACCTTGTATGTCAATACTTTTTGGACAAAAAGATGGCGCGCCCTTAGGCGGCCATCTCCCTGAGTGTATTGGCGTACTTATTCGCGCCCTTGATCCCCTGTGCGATCATATGAATATCGTCCTTCTCCATCCCCTTGATGAGGCATGTTTCAAGAGCTTCCTTGACTGTCAGGAGCTGGAGCATCTTGGCAAGTCTCCCGATTGCTCGGTAGGAAACTATCACTTTCACACCTGCATGCTCGGCTGACTTGCGGAACTCTCGGCAGAACTGTGCGATTTCGATGTCGCCTGCAACTGAATTTTCGATGGTTTCGGAATATCCGATCTGAACTACTGCGAATCTGTCAAGAGAAGCGGCGTCAAGCTGATTCCTGCCTACATACTCATAGTCGGCTCCGTGACCTGTGGTATTGCCTGCGGCGATAACTCGGAAATCGGGATGCGCTTCGACATATCCTATCGGTGCAGGAAAATCGAAGTATCTGTTCGCGATTGCGGCATTCAGGATAACCAGAACCTCAGGAATTGATGCATCCATTTCGTCAAGCATGAATACCCCACCCTGCGTAAATGCCTTGTAAAACTGCGTTTCCTGATAATTTCCCATCGCATCGGTGAATCCTGTCAGCTTATATTCCTGAGTCACTGCATTCGTGAAGTAAAACTTCAATCCGAGCGCTTCGGCAACCTGTTTGCAGATCACATTCTTTCCTGATCCTGCGGGACCTGTCAGGAATACTGGCTCATTATTTGCTACAAACTTGAGAACTGTGTCAAACTTCTCGTGCAGGATGCCTGTCGTGGGCTTCTTCTCCCCATTGATAACTGTGTTGATCTTGCGTTCGATCGTTCCGTACTCTTCCTTGATGAAAGCGCGGATCGTATCCTGAACTGATCCCATAATCTCGGACTCGATCTTTTCTGCCTGAGTCTTGGCGATCAATCCTACCACTGCCTGTTCAAGGATTCCCATGGCGCTTCCTACTGCCTGCTCTGTTACCTGAGGCTGTACCTGTGCCTGAGGCTGTATCTGAGGCTCGGGCTTGAAATCATCGGCGCAATCTTGTAAGCAAAGGCTCTGCTTGGAAGCCTTGGGATTGTTGCGTACCCATGCTCTGATGTGCTCTTTTACTGCATGAACATCATCATTTGCTCTTGTGAGCAACTGATCGAAAATCCTCTGGTTAGACTCATTCCCGAATCTGAATGCGGTTCCTGCCTGCATGTTGTAGAACTTGATGAGCATAGCGATTGTTTCGTTTCTGTTTGTCATGATTGTGACCTCCTTTGGGTTCGCGCGGTGCGCTCTTTCTTTGATTCTGTAATCATTGTATCACCCCACCCTTAATATGTCAATACTTTTTTGAATATTTTTTTAATTTTTTGTAAAGTCCCCGATCTTGTACTGTCGATCGCCTCTCATAAGCTCACTCGCGTACTCATTAAACGATATTTTGGAATAGTATATTCCCCTGCTGTTCCGACCTTTTTCAGGAATCTTCTTGGCAACTTCGGTAAAGAACTTTTTGGATGACATCTCATACTCGTTGTTCGCCTTTGCCCATTTTGAATACAGGGCAAAAAGCTCGCTTGCAGGAATCTGTTTATCCGAGGTGTAGTCGATCACAATGCACTGCTCCACGAATCCTGCAATCAAATCCATCTCCTGCTTATACTCCTTCGTGGCATTCGATACAATCGATGGCTCGCTGATCCCTTCTCTCTGCCATTTCATACAGCCCTCAACTGCCCATGCAAGAATCTGAGGGAACTCCTGCCTTAGCTTGTACTTCAAGTTTTTGTCCACCTTTTCTTTTGGAATATTGACTTCAAACGGAATCAATTTGATCCTGCGCCATATTCCGAAGTCGGTACCCCTGACTGTGGGTTTGTGATTCGTCGCGATCCATATCTTAAACTCAGGAGTATATTCAAACTCGTCCCCATATAAGAACCTGCAAGTCACCTTGCTACCGCCTGTTAACTGTTTCAACAGTCCCTCATTCAGGCGAACGCCCTCGGTAGGTTCTTCGCATGTGACGAACCTTGCAGATTTCAGTCGCGCGATATCTGAGTTGGCACCGCCTCCTGAGCTTCCTAACCGACTTTGTATCATGAGCGTATCAGGCTGAGCGTTGCTTGCGTATCCTCCCATCAGGTCTGAAATGGTGTCAAGGAAAGTCGATTTCCCGTTATTTCCCATTCCGTATAGGAAGTAAGCGCACTGTTCTCGGTTGCTTCCTGATAAAGAATAGCCTACGCACTTTTGGATGTACTCCTGCAATTCCTTGTCACCATTCGTGACATCATTCAGGAATGATAACCACAACTCAGGCTTGCCCCTCTTAACATCGTATTCGGAATTGCAGATTTTGGACATCATAAAACTTGCATCATGCGGAATCAACTCCCCATTCTTCAAGTTCACTATTCCATTCTGACAATTTAGCAGATCGAAATATGCGTCGAACTCGTCAGGCGATGCAGGTATCCCATCAAGGTGTTGACATTCCTTTATCATAGCCTCCTTTGCAGTGCTTCCTGCGGTTCGTTTAGCGAATTTCAATGCCTGTTCCTGCAAATCATCGTCAGGAATGTTCCAAGCCTCGCGCTTCAAATCCTCACAGATATCGTCCGCGAGCTTCTTGATCTCACCCATATCATCAATCACCCAAGTTTTTCCGTCCCAAAAGAACCATTTGCGCCGATTGTACGAATATCGAATCACCCTCCCATACTTATCATGCAGGCGATGAGCATTCCCAGTATCGGTCATATCGTAAGACTTTTTCTGCTCTGCTTCCGTAGCTCCTACTTTTCCACCCTTAAAGAAGGTAACCGCAAGAGTAGTATCATCCGAATGTTTGTTTGGCTCATAGACTTCGATGCAGTTTGCACACGCTCGGGAGATCGTCATGTTTCCATAGGTTTCCTCTCCACGCTTAGTATCCCATTTCTTACGCATCAGCCCTGAGCTTCTGAATAGGCGATCCATTTGCGTCGCATTCCTGCCTGTCCAAAATGCTAACTGATTACACAAGGCAAGGTCAGCTTCGCTCTGTGATGGATAGATGCCTTGCCATGCACCTGAGTACAACATATTGAATAGAGAACCTGTTTTACAGTTTCTCGCTTTGTCGATAACCTCCTGATCCTCTAAGTCCACAGGTTCGTATGATCGAACTTCGGCTTTCGGGACCGATGATGGAAGATATTTGCTGTGTAAAACCTTGATCGACTCTGTACAGTCCTTGATCTCCCTATATGCGGGGTTGTAAATATTCCCTGTACAGATAAAATATCGCCCGGAAGAGTACATCTCAACGCCACCTTTTCGACGTGCTCCTTCGGGCAACTTCCCTTTACAGATTATATGGATTCCTGTCTGACTCTTGCTGAACTCTGCATAGGATTGTAATGTTTCCACAAACTCATCGCAGAAATCGACTTTGTCTACGCAGTGGTCAAGATCGACTCCGAAGTATCCTGACTTTCCATCAAACATAAATCCTAACCCATCGAATCCAAATGTCTCACATGCCTTTACTGCCTGCGCGAAACTCCCCCATGTTTTAGGGTTGTTGCTCTGAGCATTCTTCCCGTTCGATGGGTTTTTCGGGATCTTGTCCTCTCCTACCCAACATACCCAATTCCTGACGCCTTTCAATTCCTCAGGAATATTATCTACGTTTGTTCTCATTCCCCAACTCCTTGCAATCTCTTAATTTCGGATTCCATGACTATCCATCTTCGTGTTCCATCAATCTTGTTTGCTCTGATCTTATTGCTTTTGATCCATGCCCTGATAGTCCTTACTTTCACACCGAGTAACTGTGCTACCTCATTCAGACTGTATCCTCTTTCCATATTCACACCTCCTTTCGCTTGCAGGTATCATAATTGTACCTTATACTAACATATATGTCAATACTCGGCGCCGATTTTTTTGTAATAGCCATCGCGCTTCTTGCTCCATCCTCGATACATCGCAAAATCGTCGATAAAATCAATCACTGTTCCGAACTCTTTCCCGTCTGCCTTCCTGCCTACTCTTCCTACACTTTGGATAATCGTGGTGCTATCTTTCTCAGGGGTGGCAAACACTACATACCTCAGGCTTGGCACATCAAGCCCTTCCTTTGCCAACTGATACGTTGCGAAAATCGCTGTGATCTCTCCTGCATTCAGCATCTCCAATGATTTCTTCCGAACCTCTTTTGACAGCTTGCTTGCAGTCATTCCCGATAGGCACACTGCCTTTCTGCCAGTTTTCTTTTTGTACGCATCACATAGCCTGCATAGATAGTCCACTCGGTTTGCAAGAATCATGATGGGAGCATCAGGAAAATCGGATATAACGCTGAGAACCTTCTCAAACCGATCCTGATTTGTTATCACGTTGTTGATTAGTTTTGAATAATCAATCGTGCCATCTCCCATCAAGATTTCATCATATTCAGGCATGTATCCGGTTTCGATCTTCTCGACTTTTATAGTGCATGTGTTCGCCTCCACCTCTTTTTTGGTAACTTCATGAATGATTTCTCCCACAATGGCGAACATCGACTTCTCAAGTCCATCAGCCCTTTTAGGCGTTGCCGTAAGTCCGATCTTATACCTTGCAGATAGCTGAGTCACAACCTTGTAGAACTGAGTGATTCTTGTTGGCGTTCCTGCACAATGCTGAACCTCGTCTATGATTATGATATCAAACTCGTCTTTGTATCTGCTCATATCCAACTTGCACATGGTCTGAACCGTTGCAAATGTAATATGCGTCCCGATATTCACCCTTCCACCAGTGATCGTTCCGTATGATCCTCCACAAAGGTCAAGCGTATTCTTTGCACGATTCAGAGATTGGTTCAGCAAGTCCTGAGTATGCGTCAACCACAGCGCTCTGCATCCGAGGCGCGCGATGATCTCAAGCCCGCACTGCGTTTTCCCTGAACCACAAGGCATTACTAAAATTCCGTTCTTGATCCTGAGCGCGTCCACAATCGCGCGCTCCTGATAGTCAAACGGCTTAATACTGCTTTTGTACTGTCGTTTCTCAGGCGCATGAATGCAGGACTCCCACATGTCTTTATCAGGGAATCTCTTCCACAAATCATTCAGGCATCCGAATGGAAGAATCAGATTAGAGCCTACTCGTTCATATAGGGAAATCGTTCTCGGCGTTTCGCCAGTCCATTTTCCTAACTGCTCTTTTTTGTAAAACTCGGGATTGTCAAGGACAAGCTCACTGAGACAGAAATCCTTAATTCGATCATCATACTGCTGTACAAGGATCCCCTGATCCACCTTAAATACCATTTGACACCTCCAATCATAATTGCTATAATATGGCTGTCCGCAAGTTGTACAGCCATTCAATCTCGCGGAACGCCCTTGCTATCGCCTACAACCTGCAAGGGCGTTTTTAATTGCTTCAAACTTAATCAATACTTATCCTCACTTTCCTATATGGAGACCATATCCCATTTTTCATGTGACTTAAACTTGAATATATTGTATTAGTGGATGTTCCGTACCTCTTCGCCATTTCTCCTGCTGTATCAGCGATAAACACAGGGAATTCGTACTCATCGTGAGTCACCCTGAGCCATACTGTCCTGCACCCGTCTTTTGGCTTATATTTCGACATACTATTCCTCCATCTTCGCTCCGCATTTAGGGCAATATTCATACAATGAAATACCCCCTTTTTCATTCTTATCAGCACATTCAATTACAATACTCCTGCACTCTGAACAATGCCAATTTCCAAATTTAGGATTATAGTCATATTGTACCCACTCCCAATGTCCCGGTTTTCTCTCCGGCTGTGATGTGACGGGCGGCAATGCTCTGATATCGTCACGCATTTGCCAAAACTTTGTCGCTCCCATGTATTCTGCGTATTTTGCTTGTGTTTCAAGCATTGCTTCTCTGTTGATGCAATCCTCACAAGGCTCTTTTTTATAATGATTTTTCAGTAACCATTCAAGATGTTCAAATTCCTTTTTTGTAGGAAGCACACATATAGCAATCAATTCATCTGTGCCTACATTGTGAAAAGCCTGTATCATTCTCTGTCTGTATTCCTCTGCTGTCATTTCACAAGATTCTCGCTCTTTCAGCTGTTTTAACTCCTTCAACCACTTTGCAAGCTGTCGGTGTTCTTCGGCACAGGCATAACATTTTTTAGCATTGTTGTAGCATCCTTGTATTTCTGATAATTCTGCATCTTGCAACTTTATCTCCGCCACTTCTTCTGCGTGTTTGATTGCTTCGTCAAGTGTCATATGTTCTCCCTCGCTTTCTGCCAATCCGTATGTTGTACCACTCTCTCAGTTCTCTCGGAGAATAGTACCACCCAAGCAATAGCTTGTATTTCTTCCTTACTCGTTTCTTGCAGCCTAACCACCATCGGTAATTTCGCATTTATCCTCACTTTCTGCCTTGCTCACACGGCGGCAATAAATCATATCTACCCATTCTTTTTAATGCCTGATGTACAGCGCATTCAACATCTTCGCCCCTATATCCACATACATATGCAGTATTTCTCATCGCGTCAATCATTACTCTGTTTTCTTTTGATAACCCATCATCTTGAAATGGATTTATTGGCTTGTATGAAAACTCCATATTTATTCCTCGCTTTCTGATGGCTCAACCTTGCACCCCTGCTTTTCCAATAATTCCAATTTGGCAAGAGCTAAACCAATAGATGTTGCAGTTCCGTATGGCAGATTTTTCTGAATCATGGAAAAGTCCTCTTGTGCTATCTCTGACATATTGTCATTCCAATTAAACTGCTTTGATATTATCTCAGTCATTCTCCCTCACTTTCATCAATCACATCTTGTAAATCTTCCCTGCCTTTAGACTTGATATACGCGATCGCGATCTCCTTCGCGTTATCGCTGTTTCTAATAGCATTATAAGCAAGAATTGCATTTCTCAATACCTCATCCGTCAGGCAGTCCACAAGAGATTTTACAGCCTCTTGCTCTTCAATCTTTTTCTTGTTCTCATAAAATTTTCGTTCAAGGGATTCTATCTCACGATATTTGTCGCAATATTGTCTGAGCATTTGTCTCGCCGTCACCATCTCCTCAGCGATTCCTATTTCCATCTCATCGTCAAATACACTCATGATCTCTGTGATGGCTTGTCCCTTTGCACCTCCCTTGCAGGACACGCCTTTTGTTTCGATCTTTTCCTTGATGTTCTTCTTTGCTGTTTCGTAAAACTTCTCGATCTCCCGTCGTTCCTCATACTCTCGCATATACTCTCGCATATAGCCCTCCTACCAATTCGTATAAATGTCTATGATTCCATGACTGCATCCACAGTCGTAGACTTTCGCAGGACCAAGGCTTGTCATTACAATGCTGTAAAATGCAAGGTCTGAGCTTGCTACACAGATGTAGCCGTCCTTATCTCTGATCGTCCCATCATCGGCAACGTGCTTATCAGGAATACTCACTGCTGTTGCCTGTCCTGCCTTCTCATTCGTGGAATACCATGTTTCTTTATGTCCTGCATAGTAGAATACTCCTCCCGAGCGCGTCAAATGCTGATCGCTAATATGATACCTTGCAGAGTATTGCAGTTGAACCAATCCGTACCCATCTGCATCAACTTCGCCTGTGGATTCTTCCTCCAACACTTCTGATATGTCAGATTGAAAACCGTCAATAACTCGCTGAACTTCCTCAGGAGGCTCCCCGTAGTCAGGATCATATTTTAATCTCGCGCCCTCTGAGGCGATTTTAGCGGCTTTTTGCTCCTCAGTGCATACTTCTTCGCTTTTTACAGTTTCGTGGCTTATTTCGCCTCCTGAGCACCCACAGAGGCTTGCTGTGACGATCAGTGATATCGCGACAGCACATTTCTTGTTCATCCCTCCTCCTCCTGATCCTCTAATGTATTTTTTATATGCTTCGGATATCGAAATCCGATCATTCTGCGTCCGCACATTCCACAATATTTCAATGCGTGAACCTTATCAGTTGCGTATCCGCATTTTTCGCACATATACCTTGTAGGAACTTTTGGAGAAACATAATACTCTACCCAAGCGCAACTGTCATTGTCCCTGACATCATGAGGCTTCATGTGAATGATTCGATCCCTGATTTCAGGGATCGAAACACTCGTTTCTTTGTAAGGATCAAACTGCTGTAATATCTCGTTCATTTCGATAAAAACCATCATTCCATCCTCATATCAATCTTGCCAAGCGCCTTCAATCGTCTATAATCTATCAGTCGGATTTTGTCGCCCCATTTTACTGCCACCATTGGTGCATCATTTCCACACTGCATCCATTTCTCAAATGCGAGAATCTGATTGTCCTCCAATCTGTCAATAGGGAAATAATGCTTATCCTCACTGAGTGTCTTACACTCGATTGCTTTGGCTTTTCCGTTCTTAACGGCGATAATATCGAACGGCTGTGCGCCTCTCGGATCTGGATTCAGGAAATGAACCCAGTATCCGAGATTTGACATCATTGCGCACACTTCAAGCTCAAATGAGTTTCCGAGCCTCTTGTTGTTCATTTTAGAAGAATGGCAACTCCCCTGCTTCTTTGATCGCCTGCTCTGTGTTCACGAAGCCTGTGCCGTTACTGCTTCCTGATCCTGAGTTTTCGGGTTCCTGCCAAGGCGGTAGATCATCCTGCTTTTTGGCATTGATAAAATATTTGATCTTTGCCCGCACCTCTCCGTTGTACTCATCATGGTACACATGGGCGGCGCCTACCTTGCCTATCCAGTTGTTCATGTTAAAATCCCCGTCCTCGATATCCTTGAAACTGTCGAAGAATCTCGTCAACATGCTGTTAGTGATCTCAGGACGATCATTCAGGAACACGATATTATGGAAAAGCATCGACTTCTTTCCGCTTACCTCAAAAGTAAGGACTAACATATCGTTTCCGTTACTGCTCACTGCCTTGTCGGCGTTCTTGATCCTGATTCGGTAGTCACCCTCAGGAATCGGCGTGTACTGCTGTGCTGTACGCTTGAACTTCCAGTTCATTACTGTTCCTCCTCTGTTCTTTCTACATTGATCTTCACTCCCGGCTTGCACATGTCGCGATCATCGTCGCTCGGTGTAACCGCTGTTGCAAGGATCGTTTCCGCAAACTTAATCGCATCCTCACAACTCTTAAAGATAAACTGTGCCTCCTTATAGCTGAGGCTTAATGTTACTACATACTTCCACATAACTGCATCTCCTTTCTAAAATTCAAATTTTGTGAAGTCCTGTACCCTGCAACCCTTTCGGGAATCGACCTGATTCTTTGCATAGATGTTCTGAGTCGGTTCCAAAAGGATCGCATGCTGTCCTTCTTTATTTACGAGGATCTTTCCTACGATATCGCAGAGTCCGCAGATATTGTCTACGATCTTACTGCTGATCTTAGGAACAATCCTTGTATACTGTGTTCCATCAGGATGTGTGAAATTCTCATAGGTTTCCCATGCTGTCCATATGATATTCACTCCGAGGCTTTTCATGTATCTCAGGCTATTAACAAGCTGAAACTGCATGTACTGATAGTCTGCCATTGCAGGTACACCCTTGTTTTTGCCCTGCGCTCCTAAGTCGGAAAGAATGCACCTTTCCAACTCTGAAATGTTGTCAACTGCTATCGTGCGGATATCATTCTTTTTCAGGAACTCAGGTGTAAGGTCGCGTAAGGTATCTGACCATGCCTGAAATGTTCCCTTGATCTCCTGCTCTGAACTCTTTCCTCTGTTTTCGATGGGTGAAACCAGTACCTTGCTCGTGTCTTTAACCACCTCTCCTTTGGCAAGAGTCCTTTTGATGGTTCTATCCACATCAAGGACTAATGTCTTTCCCTCGCTCACCTCGGAAATCAATCCGATCGCTGTTGATTTTCCTACCCCCGGCGCGCAATAAAGCATCGCTGTGAATGGAGCATCTTTCATGTTGCCAATCTGTTCAAGAATCATTTTGTATCCTCCCTCTTTTGATATTCTATGTACTCCTGATTCGGGTCGTAATTCAGACATACCCCTGCATACTCACACATCCTCCCCCATTTGTTGCAGTAGGATGGGTTTCTGTACAACCTCTCGGTATGATCCTCTGCATCGCTCATGATGTCACAGACTGTATTCAGGCTTCGTGCGAACTCCTCCACCTCCTCATCGGTTCGTGTGATCGTAAGCATCCTGATTTTACTGTCGGTATCTTCCTCATACCACTCGATCATTCTGTTAAAGAACTCTTCCTCTGTTTCGTTCTTTTTCAAGCGGATCGTAGGCTTCCTGCATACTGTGTAGTAAATCTTCCTTGCGCCTGTCATATACATATATGCGAGAATCTGTTCGTCCCATTGAAGCATGTACTCATATTCCTCAGTGATCTCAGAGGATGTGGTCTTGTGCTCGACTATGCACCCATCAAGCGCGATTCCGTCAAGCCTGCCTATCAATTCATGTTCGCCTATGTTTGCGCTTTTCCAGTCCTCCACAGCCTTGATGTCGAATCTGGGATAGATGTACTTCTTATAGGCGACTGCCATAGCGTGTTCTTTGGTAAAGCCTTCCTCAACTTCGCCTGTCGCGTACAGCTTCTCGATCAATTCATGATAGCTTGTTCCTGTTTGCAGGGCTTCCGCAGGCTGAATAGGAATCAGCCCTTCCACATATCGGAAATAGTAAGCGCGTCTGCAAGATTTGAACAGCTTTACTCGGCTAATACTAACCTTCATTCTCATCCTCCGATCTGTTAAAAATGTAATCAGTCAGTTGTCTGATTTTCTGATCCTCTTTTTTCGGGTTCCTTTCAATATCATCGGTCAGCCGTATAAATGGTGATCCGTTCTCACATATCCCCTGAAATGCTTTCCCGAGAGTTTCGTCTCTCTTGGCAAGAGAATCATACAATGCTGCAACTGTGGCAAGCGCCTCTAACAGAAGCGTTGTTCCCTTGCCTCCGCTTTCGATGTTGATCTCATCGTTTTCGATGCGAATGTTATACATGGTCCTGATCCTCCCCTATTGTCATAAGAATCTTGGCTTCCGTCATTTTGCTCGGGTTCTGCAATCCATTCTCTACTGAGTTTATGGTTTGCAGGGATACCCCACATTTCTGCGCAAACGCTCTCTGTGACAGATTGTTGCGCGCTCGGTACTGGACCATTCTCTCTGCAAGTGTCATGTTCTCACCTCCTTTCGTGATGATAACCCATTCTATCATATATTCCGCTGTATGTCAATAGTTTTTCAAACTATTTCGTACTATTTTATAATATCTTTACATTATTCTTTTATGTAGGATATGTAGGAATATGTAGGATATAAGGGTAAAATAAAAAAGTGTATAGGTATATAGGTGTATAGAAACTATTTATAAATGCAGGATAATGCTACATCCTATTCGTAGTTGCCTATCACTCTGAACAAGCCCCTGCCCTTGGAATCAATCGCAAAACATGTATTCTTCACGATGTAGCGAACATCCTCATCGGAAAGACTTGTGGTTTCTCCTGCCGCATTGTGATTGGCAAAAATCAGATTTCCTACAAGCATCGGTTCGCCATTCTTATTCACCATGGAAATGATCGGATCATCCTCGAAAAGCCCACAGTCGTCGCAATAAACGTCATAGAACCTGTCCCCGATCTTTCGCGATACGATATCGAAAAGATCGCATCCGAGGTGATTGTAATAGTCCTGCAACTCGTCTACTTTCACCTGCTTAAACTGCTGTGTGGGATGGGGTACATCCTTAACCTTCATCAGCAATACTTTTGTCTTAGCCATTTTCAAACCTCCTGCATTTTTAAGATTTCGTTTTCGGTGAGTAATTCCATATCTGAGGACTCGTATTCTCCATCCTCATTCAGTTCTTCCACATCGCATTTATAATGCGTCCTGCGACTTCCTGATTTCGGAGTCACATACCTCCCATTTCGCTCATCATAGTAAGTCCTGCCGATCTCAACTGTTCTCATTTGTTTCACCTCCTCTCATGCGTTAGCGATTGCTGTCAACTGCTTATTGTACTTCACGAGCTTCTTGCGAACTGCGGCTTTCTGCTTCGCTGTCAGGAATCCTGTGCGAATGAGGAACTGCGATACACTCGTAAGGAACTTCGCGTCTATGCTGTTAAAGCCTTTTCCATTGTGGACTTTCGTAGTACCTGCCTCCTGCTCATCTGCGGTCTGGCAGGCGTAGAGCTTTTTGAGCCCATTGTAAAGGACTTCGTCATTCGTCTGAATCAGATGCCTGATCTCATCCTCGGTCCATACTCTTTTCTTCGGCTCCTGAGGCATGAGTGTGAATGCCTCGTATCCATATGTGTCGCAATAATCAATCACCTGATCCCTGACATCCTCTTCGGATTCTCCATTGAAGCTCATGATGTCAATCGGTTCCTTTGCCTCTGCCTTGTCGTAGAATTTGTAAGTAAATGTCATGTCCGTGACCTCCTTTTTGTACTGGGTTCCTGACTGCTCGGATATCTTGTTACTTTTCGGTTCCGCTGACCTATCTTAAGATAACCCCTCGGCGCCTACTTCCTTCACTTAGCGTATCCTTCTACTGTAATCAGTGTAGCACCTTTGCCACCGTATGTCAATACTTTTTAGAAACTTTTTTCAACTTTTTGAAAAAAAAGATGGCAGGAGTGCCTGTCCTGCCATCGTTCTATATGTTTATACAGCCTCATGAATATTTCCGCTGTATTTCAGCGTGTCCCTGATCGCGTTGTATGCCCGCTTCTCATTCAGGTGTGTCTTAACCTTGAATGCGCGCTTGCTTCCTCCATGGAAGTAGTGTACTGTAACTACTGAATGAGCTTGGTTAAAGATCGCCACAACCTTGAATGTGCTTGAAATTCCCTGATATACCTTTTCAAGGATGTCAAATGTGATATTCTCCTGCTTTGTGTATCCTGCCTGCTTCAAAACTTCGTATAAATCGTACTTCATAATGTGACCTCCTTTGGGTTCTGAACTTTTTCTACTGTAATTAGTGTATCACCATTAACAATATATGTCAATACTTTTTAGAAATATTTTCAACAAAAAAAAGGGAAGCCCTACTGGACTTCCCCGATCTTTGCAATCACGGCAATATATTCTTTTGGAAACAATGCCTTTACTACTGCCATATGCTCGTCAATGATCCTGAGAATACCTTCTGCATCCTTGCCATTAACCGATTGAAGAAATTCGCTTTCTCCAGTAATTGACAGTGTGTTCTTAGGCTCTGAGGCATACGAATACTGTGGAAGATCCCTGACACTCTCAGGAT